TGCTTGCCCGTCCTCTGTCTCAGCCGCAAACGCCGAGACAGTTAAAGCTAGACCCGTAATTCCAGATGTAGGAAATCCTCCTTGTTCCCACATCTCATATGTTCTCTCTTCTAAATCGTATAAGGGGAGGTTATCTTGTTCCCAATTATAGAAAGAACTAGTATCGAACTTAGCCACACTGGGAGTCCAAGAATTATACAGCATTACGCTGCCACTACTTGTATAAATATCTGCTCTTTTAAATACCATTAGAAATTAAGTGTCCATCTAAATATTAAACTAAAATCACTAGTTTTTCTTATCTCACTAAATGCCCTGTACGCCACCAAAATTGATGCATCTACTACACTACCTCGGGGATTACCCATAAATAATCCAATCTCTCGTAAATATTCATCCTCGTCATGCTGCCCCACCAAGTTATTACATGCTTCTTCGTCCACTACCAGCGTATACCGAACTGATGCATCTCCAATTTTTGTTATTTTATTAGCAGGAATCATTGCAAATGTTCTCAGAAGAACATCATTAGGACCATTAATTTGAGTATTTTGCTTTATGTATAAATTGCTATCTTCACCGTATTGCAGCGGGCCTAATGCTCCCGAAAGATAACTAGTTGTACTTACTTCTAAAGCTGTGTTACCAGACGCCCCTAGCTGAAATCTATCAATTTGATAGTCTGTAATTGTGTCGGAACCAGATGCTGTAAATAAATACGATAGACCCACTCCCATTCCTGATACAATAACATTGTGGTCATCTAATAATATTTCCTCTTTACCATTTTTATGTTTTTTAATAATGGTTAAATGCCCTGTTATTCCTAATCTCTCGGTAAAATTTTTCATAAGAAACGTATTCTCCACTTAATCGTTAAGTCTGTGTAATTGTGGATACCTGGGTCAAGGGCTCCTTTGTCATTAATATAACAAAGATTTTTACTGAATCCTTTTCTAGCAAATAATCTATATTTCCTAGGATTATTTAGTACACTAAACCCAAAGGGAGGAGTATTACCTTCTCGAAGACTTTTATTTATATCAATAGTCCACAATCCTAAATGATATATACCCCCATAACAATTAGCCATCCCCACATCCCCCGCAGCGAGACCCACTGAATATTCCACTACTCCATCTCCAGGACCCCCCAACCCATCTCCTGATTTAATTAAGGCAGGACTTCCTGATATACAGAGACCACTAGCCACACTACTCATACTATAGGGGCCAGGACTTGCATTAGGATCAGGAACTCCTGATGGCATAATCATATTGACAAATCCAGAGGAATCCATAGAACTTACTTCATTGAAAAAACCAGCATAAAGAGCACTCGCACCAAAAAAATCATGAGTACCTCCATCATGTCCCGCAAAATCATTTAGTGCAGTAAAATCAAGAGAGGAAAAGAATCGTACCGTGGTCCCCTGGATGTGACTGACCGAACTGCCATCAGGAAAAGCTCCCATTATTGATCCTACTATTCTAGGAGATCCTGAAAATATAGTTCCCTCACATGCCCCACTTGAAATAGCAGAAGGTAACATATTAACTAATTGACCCACACCAGGAAAAACAGAACTTAGTGGGACTGCCGCAGAAGGGGCATAATTAGAAGCACTTACAGGCAAAGAAGCTGAAACACTCCCGTCTAATTCTAAAGTGGGAAGAACAGGATCAGGGTAAGTGGGCATACCTACTATAGGGGTATAACTGCTTACATCGTCATTCAAATAAAAATTACGTTGCTGCACAACAGCCATCGTCCCGCTGTTAATAATTGCATTAGAGGGTCTTCCAAAATTTTCATTCCAACCAGCAGCCCATTTATAAGCCGGATCCTGATTTCCTGTATCTGGATTAGCCGACGTATCCATATACTGAGCGTTTGCTTGAAGAGCTTTCCTACTGGTCCCAAAGGAAATAGCTTGAATGACATAATTAGAAGCATCTAAAATAGATGAAGTTGCATGATCTGTAACACCTGAGAGAGAAGGAGATACAGTCATTATATCAGCCAATAACTCTCCTGCTCCATCTACAAGCATATTAGCTTCCTTGTATAAAAGCTTATCTCCTGCGTAAATTTCTACTTCTCCTCTCATTAGTTTTCTGTCTCCACCGATTCATAATTATTATAGTTAGCTTGAGTATTGGCTTTATTTCCTGCTCCCCACTCAGGACTGACACGGTAATTTAGTCTACTACCCCCACTAGCCTCTAATCCTGCGGGATTAGTAGTAATTGGTGAAGATTCATAAGTACTCTCACTAGAGATAGCAGCATCCCTACTAGCAAGAGATGTAGAATATACTCCTACCCCCGATCCCATTAATCCATTGAAAAATAATAATACATTTCTTAGACTCTCTCTCTCCAAATATACTTTATCCTCTTTGACAAATTTTCTTAAAGGAATACCACTAGTTTCAATTCCATATCCTGTGCCTATACCTGCATTCTCTCTTTCTGTAGTATCCTCCAAAGAAATAGTATCAATGAGGAGATATTTATTTTCTTCTGTGGGAGTAAGAAAGAAAACTTCTACAAAATAATTAGTATCATCCCTATTTACTTGTTGCTTTAATTGATAGAAATCATCACGAATGGGAATAATATCTAAATATTCAAAATTATTATGAATAGTATAATTTCTAGTATCAAAGTTTACTTCATAGGTTTCAAAATATTTTTCATTAATATTGTTTAAAGATAAATTATTTACTCCTACATCCTCCTGATTTGTATTGCCTAAACAAGTAGTCACTATAGAGGGATCTGGTTGTTTAAGATCAAAAGTATAGATATGAGAATATAAACCTACAACATTATCTATCGTTGTATCCACGCTCTTATGCATCTCCCACTTCCCCTTAGGAGTCCAAGACCACATTAAACCGCTAGTAGACTGAGTATGGATCCATACTCCTAACTGCCCCCCTCCTAACATAGGCCCCTTTTCCTCAGCAACTATAGCTTTTATTTTTAATTTAAACAGATGATCTTTTATAAAATAATTTCTTCTAGGTCCATAGGCTGATAAATCAAATCTAATTCTCGGTAAGCCTCCTGCTGTTTTACATTTGATAATAGAATTATCAATTAAATAATTTTCTTCCCCTGGAATTTTATACTTACTAGCAGCCTTGAATATATAAAAAGCATTTCCTTGTGGAGACCCAGAGATATCACAAAATTCTATACCACTAAGAAGATGAGGATTTCTAAATTCATTATTATATGGCTGATCAAAATTAAACTGATTACCAGATAAAGGAACTACTATATCTTCCACACCACTTGCAATATAAGTACCTGAGGCTGGCAGATTTTCAGTCTCATCACTATACGCAGCTACAGCACATGTACTAAATATTCCAGAGCCTGCATTATTATTAATAGCTAATCCTGAAGCAAAGCTAGAAGCAATATAATTTCCTGCCATAGTCTCTACGGCTGATCCCGCTATTGAAAAATTCTGATTATATAAACTCTCACCAAATACATGAGAAAAAATATTTCCCCCTGTCTTATATGCGTCTGCCAAACTTAGAGAATGTCTTTGATAATAGGTCGTATAATCTTTATATAATTTCTGAAGTCCTAATCCAAAACCAAAATCATTATAATCACTCATAGAATTTAGAACAAAACCACTTGCAATAGCACTATTTGCATAACTTTGAATTTCATTCTTCCAGTACGCATCTAAACTTCCTGCAATCCCGTGACTCAAGGAAGAGACACTCTTTGCTAATTCTACAGCCTTCTCTTCATA